TTTACACGTATTGTCTTACTATTTAAATCAGCAAGGCTTTTTATTGATGTATCCGAACCAATGGTTCTGTATCCGCCTGAATATGTGTATGCTAATCCTCTAACACCTGTTTTCCAACCAAGTCTTTTGTTTATAGTTGTACCAATAGGTCCTTCGAGAACTCTTCTTGCGTGAGCATGACTTTTAAATAAAAAAGGCATATCAAAAGCAAAAAAGTTTTTATCCGCTGTTGACTGTCCTAATTCCCAAACTTCGGTTTGAGACATTTGAACATCGTTATTTTTCACTAAATCTAAGATTTTGTCTCTTGTAAAATCTGCGTCGTATTGATCTCTATACTGCTCTGTGGTTAGTATTTCGATCTTGTATTGTGGTGCTACTTCTTCTAACATTTTAGCGAATGCTTTCGCTGTTCTTAAGAATAAGTATTCCGGTTGATGGGCAATAAGCCACTTGATGTTTTTCATTGAATTTCTCCTTGTATTTCAATTTATTTTAAAACTATGCGTATTTAGTTGGTAATAATCCCTTTTGGTAGTATTTTGGTAAAAATATCTAGTTTAGCAAAACTGTTCTAATTTTAATCCTTTTGAATCAAAACATTCCACGTAGTCCGAATTATTGCTGTGCCTTATTGTACCCTGACCCCATACCACATCATGATCGCTGTATGCGAATGCTTTCTTTATAGTTACATCTATGTACTGCCCGTTGCCAACTCCTAGTGTTAGAAATGTTACATATCGTCCCTTATCACCGCGAAATACTCTACCGTTGGCAATCATTCCTGCAAATTCAACTTTGTCTAAATATAGTTCTCTTACATACATACCCGGCATAAATTCGTCTTGGCTCCACCATCCGTACTTTCTATACTGAAATTCGGGCGTGTCCCACTTATCAGACTTGCTTGGTGTGACAACTTCAATACCCACACGTTTTGCTTCCGTCCTATATACCCAACGTTTGTAGGAACCATGACAATGCTGTAAACAAGCCTGCCAAAATTTTTTAGGATTGTGTGCTTTTTGATATGCTAACGCCCATATCAATCTGCCCAAGTTGACGGCGTGTGCCCTGCACAGACCAAATCCCGATAGTGATTGGAGCATAGTAATAATTTCATCTTTGCGTGGATTGTTACCAAGCCTTGTTATGAACTCCATAATTTTTTCTTCGTTCTTTTTTGCAAATGCTCTGCGATACATATCTGCTTCATACTTGTCTATGTTTAAAACTTCTGATATTCTATCAATGGCATCGTCTTCATAAACAATAGCATCACTCATACGTTCCTGTGACCAGTCATGAAACATGGTTGCTTTCTTACGGCCGGATATTGCAACAGGTCTTATTAGTGCAGTTGCAAAAACACAGTCCTTTCTACTTTTTGGTTGTATGGCTCTGAACAGTCTTCTCATCGCAGGTGACTCTGCCTGTGTTACTCCCAATACGTCTCCCCTGCACAACAGGTCCGAGGTAGCGGAGTCCTCTTCTGGGTATTCTGTTAATCTCATTGTTGGATCTATCTCTATGAGTTGTGACAAACCACGATTGGCTAAAATATCCACTTTGAGATGCTCTAGGTCCTCCACTTCGTTTTTGTCCAGCAGTATTTGATTCTCTGCCGTGAATAAAGATTTTGGTAATTGCCTTTGAAACATTAATATTCCTCCACAGTGTTTTGATATGCATCGTTTCTTGCCTTTCAATTTATTTTCTATTCTCTTTGCTTCTGTTGGATCAACACCAACTGATTCATATGTAAACCTGCGAGGGAGATTACCTTTAGCACCTAATCGCTTTGCCGCTTCACGTCTTGCTGACTTATCTTGATAGAGCACGTAATTTGATATTCTAGCAGACTTTCCGGGCCATCGATCAAATATTCTCTGCATCACTTCTGCCTGACGATAATGGGGGAAATCTATATCGACATCAGGTAGGTCATCTCTGTTTGGATTCAGGAATCGTGCTACGGGTATTCCCCACTGCACAGGATCTACATCTGTTATGCCAAGTAGATAGCAGACAAGCGACGAGCCAGCTGAACCGCGAGTCATATGAGGTATGTCTCTGGTTATCGCTAGTATGTCACATATTTGAATGAAGTAGTCTACGAAACGTAGTTGAAGGATGAGTTGAGTTTCCTCGGCGAGCCTTTGCGTGTAATCTTCTGTGCCTGGACATTGCCTAATAAATCTATCGTACAGCCTTGTTATGTCGTTTAGTTCTTTGTCTTTTTTCATTGCCTATGTTTTGCCTGTATTGCCTTGAGCAATTTTATTTATCTACGTATATTATTATGCGTTTAGATTTTGGCGAAGTTTACTTTTTGGAATTGTTATATCTCTACGATCACAAGCGGCCTTTATAACACAAGGATCACACTCAGGCGATCTTGATTTACAAACTTTTTTAGCATGTGTAATCAACCACATATGTGCGCCATACTTGTATTTGTCAGGAGTGCTGGTGTTAACAGTTATAGATGCTTTTCCTTCATCTAAACTGTCTGCCCATCCTAATCTCCATAACATTCTAAAGACATGTGTATCAACTGCTATGTGCGGTTGACCAAATACAAAACGCATTACAATATCAGAACTTTTACGGCCAACACCAGGAAGACTCATAAGTTCTTTTTGTGTTTGTGGTACTTTCCCGTTAAATTTTTCTAATAACATTTTGCTTGTTGCTAAAATATTTTTACTTTTAGCATTGTGTAGTCCAGCTGGTTTGATAGCTTTGATAACTTCGTCTTGTGTTAGTTTGATCATCTCTTCAGGAGTATCTGCTAATGCAAATAATTGTTTACAAGCAATTGCAGTTCTGTTATCTTGTGATTGTGCAGATAACATTACACCTATTAAACTTGTGTATGCTCTACTGTAAATTTTTGCTTTAGGTTTTTTATTTGAATAATTTGGGTAACGAGCACTAAGTTTCTCGTAAATGTATTCTATATCGTTACTGTTCTTCATCTGAGTGCAATTCATTAAGTAGTTGTCTCAGCTTGCCCCCTTCAACAGTTGCTTTTACTTTGCCTATTTCATCCCCTTTAGTTGGATCCGGGACTTTAGGTTGTGCATCTGTTTTATCAACACTTACTTTTGATTTTTGTTTTAAAGAATCATATATTGTACTACGCTGTTTGTCAAACTGTTTATATTCTGGATCGTCAGCAAGATCACGTATTCTTAAACTATCGACATCAAATTCTAAATCCACTTTTTGTCCCACACCACTAGAACTTCTAGTTTTCATAAATTGTATTTGATATCTACCTCTTTCTTTCATTGCTCTTGATGTAAAAATACCAATTACATTGTCTGCTGTTTGTATCTTAGACAACCCGCCTGCTATATGCGAGTGATCAAACTCTATTTCTTCAACACTTGCTCTATTCAACTGTGATGCTGTAGCCAACAACATTTGAGATTCTACAGCAAAGTTTCTTAGTTCTTCTGACACATACTTGTCTTTAATAAACAAATCAGCCGGACTAATACGTTTGCTTTTAGGCATCATAAGATCCAAATAGTCAATAAGGATACAGTCAATTTTCTTCTTAGTTTTAAGTTCTAGTTCTTTGATATATGTCCTAACATCAAGTATAGTACTGCCACTTGGCAAATATTTTATGTGTAGCTGTCCTGATTTCTTAGCTAACATCTTTACTTTCATTTCAACATTATCTATTTCTGGAAATACTTTTTTAGTAGGAATATTAGTCATCATTGCATCTAATCTCATAGCTGTCAGTTCTTCGCTTAATTCAAAAGAGATATACACAGTATTCAAACCAGCAGTTGACCAATTCACTGCAAGATTCTGTAAGAACAAACTTTTACCTGCGCCTGATCCACCTGCAAAAATGTTTAGTTCGCCTCGGTTAAATCCACCGAACAGTTTCTTATCGAGATTTGGCCAACCTGTGCTGACTTGTCCATTGGAGTTCTTAAGTTTCTCCAATCTACCTTTTGGATCTTCAAAGTAGTCTGTACCAAGATCTTTTGTCAGTCCAACACTTACTGCATCTTTAACCATGTCCTCCACTGGAGCATAGTCGCCTTTTTCTAGCAAGTCGGCCGACTGTAATATTGCACGTTCTAGTGCTTTGTGTCTTGAAAACGTTTCAAATTCATCTAGTAACCAATTGAAATGGCTTGGATCTAGATCTTTAGCTGTTTTAAATTTTATATCATGTTTAGCGTTTACTTGATCTACATCAGGCATTACTTTGTATTCTTCCATGTAGTCTTTTATAAATTTTGCAATTGGTTGCAATTTACGATCAAAACTATTTGGATTGAATATATTTTGTGCTCTCGCAAACGATTCAGCGTCTGCTAATAGCATTTCTAAATATAACTTTTGTACATCAAAACTATAATCAGCCATACATCTTTCTTTTTAAATTAATCTTTAGTTTACTTGTTTCTGTGCTTTGTAATATTGATTGCATTGTAAATAATCTTCCATATTTTAACACGGCATCAGCCACATCTTCAACCGAATCATGCCATTCTGGAAATGCAACACTCCAGCCAAACTCGATTGCTTGATTCACCAATTTTTCTCCTGGTCTATCCCGATCCGGCACTACAATAATTTGTCTATTCAACCCTTCAATTAATTCTCGCTGTACATCATTTATCTCCGAACCGAGTATGCTTACACCAGAAATGGTAATTGCATCAAATGGACCTTCAGTGACAATGACAAACTTCCTTGTCCAATCTTGTGCATCCATGTTGAATACGTAACCTGGTTGTACATCTGTAAAGTATTTTACCTTATCAGACTTTTCAAACATTCTGCCTGTGCATCCTACAATATCACCTCTCCAATAAAATGGAATCAAAACTCGCTTGTTTGTGTCCCAGTACGTGCTGTCACTGTACATAAAGTCATACCAATCAGGACCAATGCCTCTGCTAGTCAAATATGTAATCAGATTATCAATATTATTTTTTTCAATTGTAGATAGTGTATTGTATTTTTCTAACCAATTTTCTAATTTCTTACTTCCTTTCGGCAATTCAGTTTTGTTAAATTTTATAAATTTTTTCTTTTCAAATTTTGTATCTGATTGCTCATGACGCATTGCTTCGATGGCTAACTTTTTCACAGTGTCATCTGGAATACCAATGTAGCTCATAAACGTCCTCATCTTTTGATTTAGTTTTCGTCCTATCACATAATTTGCTTTATATCCACAATTAAAACAATGATATGAGATTGTTCCGTCAACACTTGTCATTATGCCACCACGTTTCTTTTTGTCTTGTGTTTCACCATTGTGTACACAGCAAGGAGCGTTAAATGATATCCAACCAGAAGGAGTTTTCTTTTTGTTCGCAGGCAAAGCCGTCAGAATTGTGTTCTGGATCAGGTTCATACTTTATAGTTTACGCTCTATAAAGTACTTTGTCAATCTTTCCTGTGGTTGAATCGGGGTTGTTACCCCAAACAAATCTTACATTTTGGTAAACACCGGTAAATGTAAAATAATCTGTCGTTGAGCTTGCAGTGAAACTGATAGTGCCGCTTGACTGTCCGTCAACAGTAATATCAAAAAAATCAGCATCATCCGGTGACGAAGCCATTGTACCCTGTACTCTAAACGATCCCGTGAAGCTTGTTTTGTATACCGCAATTGTGTGTAATGCTTGATTATTGTTTATGCCTGGTCTAGCATCAATAGCACCCGATTTTCTTGCCAATGGTCCACCTGTTGAAAATGTTGAAATGCTTGTGCTTGGAACAAATTCTGGATATGCTCCATCGAGTAGTTCAATTGTGCCTGCCGCCGCATAGCCAGTGTCAGAATAAGTAACTTCACGACTATTATCCGACTTCACTTCTCGCACTGCAAAGTTGTAGAACTTAGCGTCTAATTCTAGTAGATCGCCTTCTGTGATAGTACAGCTGGCGTCACCTTTGGTGCTTACAGTAG